TATCTCCTGTTTGGTTTATAGATTAACTACTATTACTAGAGCTAAAACGCTCTCTATTAGGATTATAAAAATCGCTAATTCTTTCCAGTCTACTTTCATCTTGTCTACCATGTCCTTTCGTCTCTGTGTATTGGTCGTAGAATCTTCGGGTCGTGTTTCTTAACTTCCTTGATTCTCTCATTATTTGTAATTCTATATCTCTTTTGCCTAGCCTGTATTCTCTCTCTATCTACTAGTGTCTCGGTTAATAACTTGTAGGCTGATGGGAATCCCTCGTGTAATATCTTTCTATCTCTGTCATATATCGAGATAGCTTCGCCTTGCTCGTAGTGAAATTCTCTATAATCCATAAATAACTCTATCAAATCCTTTAGAGTCTTTCTTGAAATCTCTCTATCTCTTGGCGTGTAGAGAACCCACTTACTAGATACTTTCGCAATCTCGTATCTGGCTACGATTATATTGTCTTGTACTCTCTTACTCTCCAGACTCTCTAGCTTAGATTGTAGAGATTTAATCTCTCCCTCTAGCTTGGATTTCTCTAGAAAATATTGACTCTCTCTGTCGTTATCGTTCATAGACTATCCTTTGGTTAGTGTATTAATATGTGTATAGAGGAAGGGGCAGGAATCGAACCTGCCTCTATTCCATTCCTTCCTTGTCTCCGTTTTAGTCCTTGGAGACTTTTGCACCATTGATTCTAATGACTGCCTCGTTCCCGTTCATATCCTTGAAAAAGAATTGCCTCCCGTATGTCTCGATAAATTCCTTTAAGGCTATATTCTCAGGTGAAGCGTGTTCAGTATTTAGAAACTGAGTTGGTAAGTCTCCGAAATTAACTTCGGCTTTTGAGAGGTCGTATTTAGCCTCTTTCCCAGTCTCGATTAATAGAGCGTTTAATTCCTCCTTGTCTCTATATTCTTCTAGTGAGAGCTTACCAGTTACGATTATTTTTTTAGTCTTAGACATTTTATAGTCTCCTTTTGTTATTGGTTTTTTTACGTCGTTTATCATGTATAAACCTACGTTAAATATATGAGAATAACAACAAATACTTTGAGAGCGTGTAACTGTCTATATAATAAGACTTGGAGAGGTGCAAGGTGCGAGAGGTGCGAGGCTCCGAGAGAAAATTTTTTTTGCGAGGGGGATAATATAGGGTACGAAGTACACCTTCTTTATTTCTTATAGTTTCTTTATGTATACGAAGTATACCTTTTTATTTCTTATAGTTTCTTTTGGGTAACGTAGTTACACCTTTTTCAACTAAACATTAGTATTGGAATAGAATAGGTAGGGAGGGGTACTGAGTATAATAAGATCAACACACAAAATACTCCATTTTTTATAACTTTTGCCTAGAATCTAAAACATAGGGTTCAGGTCTAATATAGATATAGTCTTATTTGTCCCAAATTTATAGTTTAAATCGATCTTTTTACTTTCTTCGAGTATAGATACCAACTTGTTAGTTTTTATAGTAAATTAGGCGTTTTTTGTTTTTTCAACTTTTTCTCTCTTTTTAGGTCTGGAGCTGTTGTTTTTGTTTCTACCCAATTTCCAAATATTTTTGTATAATTTTTTTCATAACGAGTACGATCGGTAACTCTGCTTTTATCACCTTTCACGCTCATTATCTATCTCCTCAATCTTTTTTTCTTCATCGACCTCTTTTTCTTCTGGTTCATTGTAAATACCTATTTTCTTTTCAAAAGCGTTTACAGCTGGTTCTAGCGTTCCTTTGTAATCAGCGACTATAATAACCAAAGCTGCCACACAATGCAAATAAAACCAAGTCATACAATTCCTTTCTTTTTGGATATTATGTTAATAATATCTTTTTTAATAGTATATATATTAAATATTTAACCACTTGAGCTATATACAATATAAGAGTTAATCCAGTGAAAGTCAAGTAAAAACATTAATTATTTTTATTTCTTGCATTAATAGTCTTTTATACATATATTGTCTATATGAAAAGTTACAGTAAAAACGATGCACGTACTCATTGTGCTAATTGGGATGCTGGTGATTGCCTGGGTTGTATGATGCCTAGAGTCGACGGAGAGCTAGTAATGCTTGTGGATTCTAAGTTACAGGGAAAACCATGTGTCGTTGATAATGGCTGTGAGTATTTTGAGAGAATAGTTGTTCCGTCAATTAAAAACCAAGGGAGATAGAGAATATGAATGATACGGATGTAATTGAATACATAGATAAAACATATCCAGAAATGTCTAAAAGGTTTAAGGAGATACTTGAGGAAGAGTGGAAGTTGTTTTGTAGAAAGCAGTATGACTATGGAAGTTCTAATATTACTTTAGGAGAAGACATGGATACGAAGGAGGGTCGTATGGTATCTTTGACTGGATTGGTAATTAGAATGAACGATAAGATCAATAGGTTGAAAAACATAATTATTAAAAATAATGGTAAGAATGCTGTTAAGAACGAAACATATCTAGATGCTTTTATAGATTTATCTATTTACGGAATAATAGCTCAATTAGTCTCGGAAGCAAAATGGGGAAAGTAAAAAGTCTTTGTTTAAGAATAGAAGCTAGGCTAATAAAGTTATTTATAAAACTACTAACTAATCGGAATAAAAAATGAATTTAAAAAAATGGACTTCAGAAGAAATCGACATTGTAAGATCTTATGAACGAAATCATAAAACAAGACGCGATATTCAGGACGACCTGGAAAAAGCTGGATATAAAAGAAGTTTTAAGGCTGTAACTAGAAAGATTGAAAACCTAGGCTGTAAAAAGGCTTACGGTAATTTAGATGTATCCAAACTACCTAAGGTATTGATAGTAGATATTGAGACTACCCCTATGGGTGTATGGGTCTGGAGTCTTGGAAAACAATACGTTGGTCATAATACAATAATGAAAACCGACAATAACGTACCTATGGACTGGCATCTTATTAGTTGGTCTGCTAAATGGCTGTATGATGATAACGTCTTGAGCGATGTCATAACTCCAGCCGAGGCAAAGAATAGAGAAGATAAAAGAATTGTAAGTTCTGTTTGGAAATTGTTGGATAAAGCTGATATTGTTATAGCACATAACGGAGATAGATTTGATTTACCTAAGTTGAGTACTAGGTTTATTGCAAATGGATTAAATGCTCCGTTACCATTTAAAACAATTGATACATTAAAAGCAGCTAGAAGAGAATTTTCTTTCTCATCTAACAAACAAGACTTCTTAACTAAGTTTTTAAAGATAGAACAAAAGTTAAGTACTGACTTTCAATTGTGGGTTGATTGTATGCGTGGAGATAAAAAAGCTTTAGATAGAATGCTTAAGTATAATGAGCATGATGTTATAGGTCTAGAGCAATTATATTTAAAACTAAGACCTTATATGAGATCGCATCCCAATATAGCTGTAATGATGGATGAAGATGCTTGTACTGTATGTGGAAGTAAATCATTAAAAGAGACTGGAAAGTTTTACTATACTGGAACTAGTAAGTTTAATTTATATGTTTGTGGTGGATGCAATTCTCCATACATTAGAAGTAAAGAAAACCAGGCTAGTAGAGAAGTTTCTAAGAGGTCAGTTGCAAGATAACTTGACTTTTATGTCATTTTCCATTATATTAGTAGTAAGGCTATAAATGATTTTTAGAAAAATTAATAAAATAAATCATCCGATTTATAGTAGTAGAGAAGAGTTCAAAGAGAGAAACCCTGACCTTGAGGTAGTTGATAATTGGAGGAAAGGCACCGAAGGTAGCTGGGTAGTTTCAGACGATGGTCAAGTTTGTCAAGTACTGAAACGTGGGAAGATGCTTAATAAAGCAAAAGATAAAGTAACTAACTATTATGTTAGGGTTGCTCTCGGAACTTTTATTTGCGCTGATGGTGTAAGAATTGAAGGTAAACCAAGAAAAAATCTTTATTCATTTGGTTTGCTTGATAAAAGTGCATACGATCATAAAGTTAATAAAAAGAACACCACACAAAGAGAGTTTCTTTTTGCTCAATACGTAGCAAAAGGTGAAAACTTAATAGATGCTTTTGTAAAAGCATTTCCTACAAATAACAGACCTTACGCTGAAGGTCAAGCCAAGATACTGATGAAGGCTAAACGGATTCAAACAATGATTAGAGAAGAAATAGATAAGGTATTAAGCGCTGCTGAGATAACTCCTTTATATCTATTAGAGCAAATGAGACACGTTATTGATAAAGAAGATTCTCAAGATAGAGATAAGATACAGGCTTTAAAAACATTAATGCAAATAAGTGGAATGATGGACACAGAAAAAAGACAAGAGTCTGTTGCTGTCTTCCAAGGGTTTACTAAAGAACAATTAGATGCTATTGGAGGAGGAAATGTCAAGAAACTTGCGTCGGCTGAGAGAGAAGTTGAGGTCTAAAGACTGTAAGCTTTGTAGCATTCCATTGGATGGCAATTATGTTGTCATCAGAGATATTGATACAAATCAATACTATGCACAGTGCGTTGAATGTATGACAATATATAATCACGAACTAGGATTTGAACACTTAGGAATACCAAACATAATAGGAATATCTTAATGAAAAAAGTTAATTTTGATCTAGAAGTAGAAGTACATGATGATTTAAAAGATGAAGTAATAAAAGAATATATATCTCGTTATTTTATAAATAAAGAATCTTTTGATGCTTTTACGTTGCAAGTTATTGGAGAAAGAGATTATCCTTCAAACTTTAGTATAGGTAATATAAAATTTGATTTAAGAAAAAAGAAAGCAAAGCCTAAAGCAAAAACAAAAAAATGAAATTAGCTGTATATGGAACATTAAGGAGTGGAAATAAAAACACAGGTGTTTTAGAAAACTCTTCACTTGTATATCCAGGTCATAAGCAATTTCCAGCTGTTATACAAAATAAAAAAGGCAAGGGAACTGTTGTTGAGGTTCATGATGTTACGGAAGATGATATAAAAAGATATGATATATATGAGGGTGTGGCTTCTGGATTGTATAGACGAGTAAAAGCGGAAGTTAAGATGGATGACGGAGATACAGAGAATGTATGGATTTATGTTGCTGGAGATGAATTAGTTCAAAGAAGTAGTATGTTTACAGAGATAAAAAGCGGAGATTGGTACAATAGATAATTTTAATATAAACTCAGATAAGCAAAAAGAAAAAGATAGAGTATTGGGATTAGCATCTCAAGATCTAATTGCTTTCGGACAGCTATTCTTGCCAGAAGATTTTATGAAGTCATCTCCTGCTCCATTTCATTATGAAGTTGGTAAGAAGCTTTTAGATTCTGATATTAGAAAACTATGTATTGTATTGCCTCGTGGTCATTCTAAATCTACGATGGCTAAGGCAGCATTGATGCATAAGATATATTTTAATCCCAAAGGGAAAAAAGAATTTGCAGCATGGGTTTCAGAAGAGCAAGGGCAAGCAGTAGACCATCTAAAATATATTAAAAATCATATTGAATATAACAATGCTTTAAATTATTACTTTGGAGATTTAGTTGGAGATAAGTGGACTGAGAAAGAAATAACAACTAGCAGAGGAGATAGAATAATAGCTAAAGGAACTAGTCAGAGGCTTCGTGGTAGATCTGAACTTGGAACAAGATATACAAAAATTATTCTTGATGACTTTGAATCTGAGTTAAATACTAAAACTCCAGACAGACGTAGAGAAATTAAAGAGTGGCTCATGTCAACAGTATATCCATCTCTTGAAGAATCAAAAGGAAACGAAGGAGCTATTTGGCTGATTGGAACAATAGTCCATTACGATTCTGCATTGCAAGCTATATACGACGGATACTTAGAAGCAAAAGAAAAAAAGGAATCATATACTTGGGATGTAATATTTCACAGAGTATTAGAAGATGGTAATCCATTGTGGGCTTCTTACTTTTCAAAAGAAAAAATAAATCAAATAAGAAAAGATTATGAAAACGTAGGTCAATTACATAAGTTTGCACAAGAGTACATGAATGATGCTAGAGACTTGGCAACTGCAAAATTTAAAATAGATAAAATACAAAAACATGATTATGAGTTAGTCAGTAATGCGAACCAAGCTTATTTAAAAAATGGCGATACAATTATTCCTGTAAATATTTATATGGGAGTAGACTTAGCTTACGAGTCTAATGCTAACAATGATTATCAAGTCATAATGGTTACTGCTGTTGATAGCGAAAAGAATTTTTATGTAATTGATTACTATCACGAACACCTACCTTTGTATGAGATGCCAAAAAAGATATTTGAACTTGCCAGGCTTTACTCTCCTATAAGGAGAGTAAATGTAGAACACGTAGGAGCACAAGGTATTATTAAAGACTCTGTGAATCAAATGAGTGGAATTGATAGAAAGATGGCACCAGGACTTGCAAGAGGAGTTAGACCTCCACATGGAATAAAAAAAGAAGATAGATTAGAATCTACTCTTTGCCCTCTTGTTAATAGAGGTAAATTATATATAAAAAAACATCATCAAGAAATAATTGATGAAATGTTTCATTTTCCAAAAGGAAAGAATGATGACTTACTTGACGGTCTTTGGTATTCAGTTACAAATGCAAGATCTCCAATAAGTAAAAGCTTTGAATCTAAAGATTTTAATGTACAGGAAAATTCAAATATCGCTAAAAAAGTAAAATCTAAAGTTAGAAGTTGGATAACTGGACAAAGAATTTAAAATAATACTTGACTTATTAACCTTTTTATACTATATTATATAGCATAGATATCTAAGGAGCCTACCATTAATTACGTAGAAACTTTTGCCGAGCACGATGAAGCTCAAAAAAACAGAGAACTTTGGAGAAGATGGAGGGATGCAAGATCGAATTGGGAAGTTGAAGCTAGGGATGCCATTGATTTTTCACTTGGCAATCATTATTCAACAGAAGAATCTGAGGTTTTGCAATCCGTTGGACAAGGTGATTTTATTATTGACAGGGTATATGCTGCGGTCGATAAGTTAAAATCATTATTAACATCTAGGAATCCTAAGTTTTCAGCAGTAGCCAGAGAAGATTCTGACTACAAGCTTTCAAATGTTTGGAGAACAATATTAGAATATGTCTGGGACATCTCAGATTGTAACACTCACTTTAAGCAAGTGGTTCATGACTACTCTGTTTCTGGTTTGGGTTATTTTTATGTATATGTAGATACGGAGTCAGACTTCGGTAGAGGCGATGTAAAAGTAACAAGCGTAAATCCTTTTAGAGTATATGTTGATCCTGCATCTAGAGATAGATATTATGCAGATGCATCTTCAATGCTTCTTTCCACAATATTAACAAAAGATCAATTGCTAGGATTATATCCCAAGCTTGAAGAAATTATAGATAGCATTGATAGTTCTACAGACGAAGAAGACTATCCAGCATCTAAAAAGAAAAATTCATCTTCATCATTTACTCCAGACGTTGTAAAGGATTATGATAGAGGAGGGTATGAAAAATATAGAGTGATTGAGCGCTTTTCTAAAATTAAGGTTCCTTATTATAGATTATTTAATAAAGAAACTCAAGAAGAAAAAATCGTTGATTTACAATCTTTCGAAAAAGTATTGGCTGAAAACTCACACTTAATCGAGTCGGGACTGATCGAGGCAGTTGAGGTTCTACAGACTAGGATCAACCATGTTGCAACTGTAGGGCAAGTTTTACTATATGAGCAAGTTCTCAATACGGATACATATCCAATTATACCAGTCCCAAACATTTGGACTAATACTCCATATCCAAAATCAGATGTAACTAAAGTTAAAGATTCTCAGAGATTAATTAATAAATTATTCTCTTTGACATTAAGCCACGCACAAGCCTCAGCTGGTCTAAAGCTATTAGTTCCAGAAGGAAGCGTTGACGACTTAGGTCAATTAGAGAGAGATTGGGCTAACCCTAATGCTGTTATTGAGTACAATCCAGAGTTTGGTGAACCTCATTATCCAGCTCCACAACCTTTGGCTTCTGAGTTTTATGGATTGATATCGAGGGTAGAGTTTTATATAGATTTAAATTTTGGTATATCCGAGTTAATGCAGGGATTTAAAAGCGGTGCTCCAGATACAGTTAGAGGAACGTATCTTTTACAGGAGATGGGAGAAAGCCGTGGTCGCTCAAAACTTAGGGATATAGAGGGAAGTTTGGATATTCTTGGTAGAGTAGTTTATAACTTTGCTAAAGGACATTATAACTTTAAAAAGACTTTTAGAATCGTGCAACCTAATAATGACATATCTGAGTTTACTATTAATAATAGGCTCTATGATGATAAGACGAATGAGTTACAAACAATTGATAATGACATTAGTTTAGGTCAGCATGATATTAGAATAGTATCAGGCTCAACATTGCCGTCTAATAAGATGGCTGAATACAATATGTATTTAGATGCTTACAAGTTGGGTCTGGTGGACGATGTCGAGGTTCTGAAAAAATCAGAAATCTATGACAAAGAAGGTGTATTAAAGCGTAAAGGTGCTATGAGTCAGATGCAGGGTTACATACAACAACTTGAAGAACAGGTTAAGAAACTAAGTGGTGATTTGCAAACGTCAGAACGTGAAGCAGTAAATGCTAGAAAACAAACTATCACTCAGAAATTCAAGACAAATCTTGATTCCGCTCTTAATCAAATAAAAGATAAAGAACGAAAAAATCTGAATCGGATGGAAAATGTAATCGATAAAGCTGATTTACAAGCTAAGTACGCTAATACTAAGGAAGGCATAGTGGGTGCCGAAGAAGGCGTTGAAGGTTAACAAAACTAGAGTCAAGTCTTACCTGGAAAATATCGAAAGGTATGGTTTATAAAGGAGTAAGAAGATTCGGAAAGGAAACATGGAAGACCAAGCAACACAAAGCACAGAACAGACTTATGAGGATAGGCTGGCTAGAGATAATGAAGGAATGTCAATATCAATGCCAGACGTAGAGATGGTTAGTGATGAAAGTCCTCAAGACGTAAAAGAAGAAGTCGATGAACAAGGTCATAAAAAACCAACTGAAATTGTAGCTGAAGGTGACGAATCTCAAGTTGATTACGGAACTGATTGGGAACAAGAGACTAGAAAGTTTCAGTCTATGTATGATAAGCAAAAAGCAGATTACGCTTCGCTTGAAAAGCAAGTTGAATCTCTTGAGCCTTTAAAACAGTTACAGCAGGTTCTAGAATCTAGACCAGATGTAGTTCAAGCTCTTCAAGATAAATTACAGAATAAGCCTGTTAGTGGTGATACATCGAGTTCGCCTACAGATAATACTGTTGACGAAGCCTCATTTGACCCGTGGGAAGCCTATTATAAAACCGACTCTCCTTCGTACAAGTTACGAGTAGAGAAGGAAAAGGCTTTGGTTAACGAAGCAGTCTCTGAACAGATGGCTGGTATCCAAAGTCAAGTTGCTATGCAAAATTTAAAAGGTGAGTTAAAATCTAAGTATGGTATGGCAGATGATAATGAAATTGATGAATTTATTAACTTCGCAATGACTCCAAGAGATCAATTGCCAGTTGAATTATTAATCAATGTTTATAGACAGCATTATAACAAAGGTATTAATGCTCAACCATCTGAAAATTTACAAGCTGTGACAGAGACTCAATCAGTCCCTATGTCTGCTGGCGTTTTACAAGGAGGAGATCCTAAGGTAAAAAGCGAGTTAGATGTTTCGTGGGATAGAATTTTAAAGGCTGGCAACGCAGGAAGATTACTTTAAAATAAAAAATAACGGAGGTTATTAAATGGCTATTACACAGGGAACTAAACTCTCTAGTAATATTACGGCTGCTGCAACTAGCGCAGGTGTAGGTCAAGCTCCTGATAGAAGACGGTTATACGATTTTAGTGATCGAGTTGCTGAATTGGCTCCTGAAGAATCACCATTCTTCGTATATTTGTCTCAGGTTGCAAAAAACCCTACAGATGATTCTGTCTTTCGTTTCTTAGAAAATCGTTCTAAGATTGATTGGACTAGTCGTAATTTTAAACTTGCTGCTGCTGTTAATGGTGGTAGCGCGGTTTCAGCTGGAACCAACTACGCTTTTGTAGTTGATGCTGATAGCGCATCTGTTGATTGGTTAATCAAAGGAATGGTGTTCGCAGTGAACACTACTACTGGTGCAGAAACTTCTGGTTACGCTCAGACTTTAGTTAGAGTTGAAAGTGGCGTAGATACTAGTGGAAGCACTAGTACTTTTACTGGTAAAATTATTGACGTTTCTAATTCAAATGTCAGTGGTTATAATGTACTTGCAAATAATGATAACTGCCAAGTGGTTGGTACAGCATTTGCTGAAGGCTCTGCCTCTCCAGATGTTTGGTCAGGTGAGATTGAAGATGACTATGGTTATACTCAAATCTTTAAAACTGCTTGTGAACTTTCTAACACAGCAATTGCAACTCGCTATCGCGGTTATGCAAACGAGTTTGAGCGCATTTGGGCGACTAAACTTCGTGAACATAAAGTTGATATCGAACGTGCAATGTTGTTTGGACAGAAAGCAAGAGTTGGCGGTATTCAGTACACAGAAGGTCTTGTTGGGCATATTGTAAAAAATGCTAACCCAACTACCGATAACAGTGCTTTTTCATATTCAAGTGGAGCGCCTTACTATCGTAGTGTTGCTCAAGCTGAATTAACTTACGATCGTCTATTAGGCGACTTAGAAGTTATATTTGATCCAGCACGTGGTGGCTCTGGAGATAGGCTAGTGTTAGCTTCTCTTCCAGTTATCACATTCTTTAACAAATTAGGCGATGGAGCTTTTATGGATGCTTCTCTAGGTTATCAATACTCTCCTAGTCGTCTTAATTTTGAAGAAAGACAGGGTCAGTTTGGTCATAAGATCATGACTATTGATACTGTTCACGGAACAATGCACTTAGTCAAAGAACCATTGTTCAGAGGTCAGGCTTCTGGAATGATGCTAATGGCTGATATGAGCAAATGTCATTATCGTCCATTAGTTGGAAATGGTCTTAATCGTGATACTCATATTATTTCTAACGTACAAAACTCTGATGAGGATTTACGTAAAGATATGATTGTTACTGAAGCTGGTCTTGAAATAACACTTCCAGAGTGCCATGCACTTTACGAAGTAGAATCTGCTTAGGAGGTTAATAATGTATAATGCATATTTAAAATCAAGTAGCGGTCAATCAAACCACAAAAAAAAGCTAGAAAATATTACCGTAGCTAGAACATTAACAAATGACGACAGTGGAAAAGTATTTATGCTTGATTCTGCTGCTGGTGCATACTCTATTACGCTTCCAACTTCTTTAGAAGATGGCGTGTATTGGAAATTTGTTGTTAGTGAAGAAACACCAACTGGTGCTATTACAATAGCGGCTGGTAGTGCTATTATTAGTTTGGTAATGAAAGATCCTGGAGGCAACGCTTCTAACTCAACCGCAGGTACTCAAGTTTCTAATATTGTTATTGGAACAAGTGCACAAAAAGGCGATTATATTAATATAATGGCTGCTGGTGGCGAATGGGTTGCAGAGTGTTTATCTGGTATTGATGACGCTGTTACTACATCATAATCCGAATAAATAAGGATTGACAGATTTGGATTCTGTGGGGCTATTCAAAAAAAGTTTAGCCCCGAATATCCTAAAAATTTAAATTAAGGAAAAGTTATGGCTGTTTATGACAATGTAAAAGTAAAAGTATTTATACATGATGCTGTTCCAAACATAGAAACTGCTGCGGTTGGTACAATGGCAAGAGATATTAAAGATCATATAGATACTTTAGACTCGACCAATAATGCAGTTTTATCAATTACTCATACAGCCCTTAAAGGTGATAGAGTTTTGACTGTAGTTATCGGTGGTGCTTAATGCCTAAGTGTCAGCATTGCAAAAAACCAAATAAAGAAAATTGGTTTTATTGTAGAGATTGTGGCAAAAGAGCATCTCCACCAAAGTTTACAACAAACTCTTGGATGAGAAGCGATATAGCAAAAAGAACTGATATTGAGTTTGGAACTACAGATATGGAAAGTAGTATAAAGAGGTTTAGTAATGGGTAAGTTTGGTAAAGGATTAAAAACTGTTTCTAGTCGTACAATGACTGGAGGAAAAGGAAATTCAAATGATGTACAAAAACAAAATGGTAAAGAAAAAGAAAAAGAAAAAAGTTACAAAGAAAAAAGGTAAGAAGAAATAATTAAATGGCAACGTTTAGCGCACAAGTAGTAGATTTAGTAGGAGCATTTAGCGATGAGACTGCATTAGATTCTTTTGTAACAGAAGGAGCTAATGAAGTTATCAACGCTATGCCTCGTGCTGTTATGGAAAGAG